CCGCAGCCAAAACTTCAACGAGCGCAACCATGGGCTTGGAATTCGATATGGAGACTGGAGCGTCGGGTACTATAACAACAGCATTGGCCGCAATTCTGCTTATGCACTTAAAAGCTACCTGAATGGCGACAAATTGAAATATGGCTACTTCGTTGGATTGGTAACAGGATATCCACTTGCAGACGTATTGCCTGCCGCCGGGCTACAGGCTGTTGTTGAATTCAAGCAGGTCAGCCTGAACGTGTTTGCTACGCCAACGATCAGTGGCGTGAACTATGGCTTTATCGGGTTTCAGCTGCTGATTAGCCAAGGGAGCGGTGCATGAACAACCAGGCCAAGCTGAGCCATGGCCTAGATTTGATGGTTTACAACGAAAAGGGAGAGAATTGATATGACGAGCTTGTGGCTGCACTTTAAGTTGATCTTCGCAATTGCCGTGATCTGCGCGTTGGTCTGGATGATTTACCGGCTACTGCGTGGGGAATGCGTGATACGCACCTGCGATGAAGAGGAATTTGAGGACAAGAAAGAATTTAAGGATGAGGAAGAATTCGAGGCGGACGCGCTGACTCCAGCGCCGTATATGGAAAACACAAACAAGAAAGGCAGTGCAGCATGAGCATCGGACGCGCCACCTATTCGCCTGACGACAACAAAATCCGCATCTACCCGACCGATCGGCTGCCCGCGGACATCTACGCGCGAGTGAATGCCGCCGGGTTCAAATGGGCGCCGAAACAAAAGCTGTTCGTTGCGCCCATGTGGACACCCCAGCGCGCCGATCTCGCCGAGGAGCTGTGCGGCGACCTGGAGGACGAGGACACCAGCCTTGTCGAGCGCGCCGAGGAACGCGCCGAGCGGTTTGACGAATACAGCGACAAGCGGGCCAGCGAAGCCCGCAGCGCCCGCGAGGCCGTGGCTGAGATTTCCGGCGGCATCGAGCTGGGGCAGCCTATTCTGATCGGCCACCACAGCCAGCGCAAAGCAGAGAAGGATGCCGAGAAGATCGAGAACGGCATGCGCAAGGCGCTCAAGCTGTGGGAGACATCCGAATACTGGACAAGCCGGGCAGCCGGTGCGCTGGCGCATGCCAAATACAAGGAGCTGCCAACCGTCCGTGCCAGGCGCATCAAGACCATCGAGGCCGACAAACGTAAAGCGCAGCGGGATAAGGACGAGGCCGCGAAATGGCTCAAGCTGTGGACTGAATGCGGCCAGCTTGCGGGTGACCAACAGCACCAGCGCGCCGTCGAGATTGCTGGATTCTGCTGGCTGCACATGCCGCGCAAGGAAGGTGATCGCCCAGACTTTGACCAGCGGCCAACAGCGCACAGCGTACTCACAAACGCTTACCCGTCCCTATACGCACCGCGAACCGCTGACGAGGTTGTCGCACATGCCATCAAGGTTTACCCGCGCACGATTGCATGGCAAGACCGCTGGATTGAGCACTACAACAACCGGCTGGCATACGAGCAGGCCATGCTGGATGAGCAAGGCGCGAGCCACCTGCTGGCGAAGAAGGAGCGCCCCAAGCAACTGCCGATCTGCAACTACATGGCGGCGGACGGGCTGGAGATCGAAAACCCATGGCGGCGCGGTGAGTTTAACCGCTACCCCATGGTCGTGATGACCAAGGCCGAATACTCAGCCCTGCACAGCGACTATCGCGGCACCCGGGTGGTCGGCAATTCGCACCGCGTCAAGGTGGCGATGATCCGCCGCGACGGCGATCGCCACGCCAAGCTGTATACGGTGTTCCTGTCGGACAGCAAGACGCACGAACCGCCCGCAGCGGTAGAGCGCGAGCCGATGCCAGCACCTGGACCGCGCATGGAATATGTGCCGCCGGTGAAGTCAGCAGATGAGCAGGAATTCTCCGCCATGCGCCAGCAGCTGAAGGCTGGCGTGCAGGTTGTGAGCGCCCCGCAGCTTTTCCCAACGCCCGCGGCGATTGCCGAGTACATGGTTGAGCTGGCAGAGATCGAGCGCGGCATGCTGGTGCTTGAGCCCAGCGCTGGCACTGGCAACTTACTGCAGTCCATCATGGCCGACGACAAGGCCGCAGGCGTAACCGCTGTGGAGATCAACCAGCAGCTGGCGCAGCGCTTGAGCGCAGAATACCCGCTGACTGTTGTGCACTGCATGGATTTCCTCGAGTACAGCCGGGGGAATTGGCCGGTTGACCGCATCGTGATGAATCCGCCTTTCGAGAATGGCGCGGATATAAAGCACATCCAGCATGCCATGACGATGCTCAAGCCCGGCGGGAAGCTGGTTGCCTTGTGCGCAAACGGCCCGCGCCAGCAAGCCGCCATCAAGCCGCTTGTGGACTATTGGGAGGATTTGCCGCCCGGCTCGTTTGCCGCCAGCGGCACGATGGTGAATGTTGCAGTTTTGGTGATCAACAATAAAGAGGGGGAGTAGCAGGAATGATTTGCCACGCAAAACGCATCACCCAAAAACAGGTAGAGAACGCACGCATGGAAGAAATGGAACGCCGTGCGCTGCCACTGGTCTGGCTGGTGTATGTAGCGGCGGCTGTGGTGATCGTCGCCACGCTGCGGGGTGATTACCAGATGCGGGAAGAGCGGGAAAGTTTGGCTGCGGCGGTCGCGCACATGGCGAACGGCGGGATGGTGGCTGTCGGGGATGATTCCCTGATGGGGTGCTGGGTTAAGCAGATCGTCGGCGGGAAGAAGCAGGTTACTCCCCGCGATCAGCCCTTACTACGGCCTGGCAGGCGTCAAGCTGGCGCGCTACTTCGTCGGCTCGGCTGGCTTCCGCGACAAGAAATTCAGCAAGTTCTGGAGAAAGTTCGCCTCCCGCGTGACCATCACGTCGACCTGAGGTGGCGGAAGTTTCGCCGGTTCCACTTCCACGGGCTTGCACGGCGGCCGGGTCACGCAGCCGGATAATGCCAGCGCGCAGATCAGCAATAACAACAGCGGCTTTGCGTTTCTCATTGCGAATGTCCTCCTGGTACTTGATTGAAACGGCTGCCAGCCTGTCCGCGTGCTCGCGCTCTTCTGTGCGGGCTTTCAGGTTCAGCTCAATGATCTTGGCGTTTGCCTCGGCAAGCTGCGTGTTCTCGCGCTCCTGCCAGGCTACGCGCTCGGCAGTGCGCCCGGCGGTGTTTTGCCAGTAGCCGATGCCAGCCAGCGAGGCGAACCACACCAGCAGCGCGGCGATGATGGCGTAAGGGTTCATTATTCAATCCTCGAGTCGGAGTACCACTTAAACACGAATGCCTGCAGGGCCGCGAATGGCATGGTTACAGCGGCCAGCATCGCAGCGACCTCCATGCCGCGCCCGGCGACCATAGCCGCCTGCGCGAACTCAAACGACCAGACTGTGACGCGCCATGTCATCCACAGAACGACGAACAGCACGGCGCGGCGAATGATCGCCCGGCCGTCTATCCAGTCCCAGAATTGTTTCGATAAGTTGCCCATGATTACGCCTCGTTTGTTGAGCTGGCAGCTTCGCTGATAACGGTCGGCAGCGAATCAATCCCCAGCGGAACCGCCGCAGGCCAGCGGAAGCCAACCGCGCGGGCGCGTTCAAACGGCGCGATCGTTACGGCATCTCCTTGGTTGCCGCCCAGCACCATGAGCCTGCCCTTTGCATCCTTGCCGACAACGAAGCCGACATGCCCGCCGCCCTCGCGCAGAAACACGACGATGCAGCCGACTACTGGCGCGGAAAGCGGCACGCCCCATGTCAGATAGGACTTTGCAGCAGCACTGCGCGAGCTGCGGATGCCAACAGCCTCAAGGCAGCCACCGACGAAGGCGGCACACCACGGCACTTCATCTGCCACGAACCACGCGGCATGAATAGCCTTGAACCACCCGATTATTTTTGATTCGTGCTTAGGGCCAGGGATTTCGCGCGTGCCGATATGCTTGCTGGCTTCCTCCAGCCATGCTGGCCCGCTCATTGCCCGCCCCTGCATGTCGAGCACTCGTCCTTGCTCACCTTGTTGTCGAGTTTGTCCTCGATCCGGCGGAGCAGCGAGAATATTTCGTTTGACACACGCTCAGAACGGCCGCCCAATTCCCGTAGCTCGTCCTTCGTGCAGAATTTCCCGATGTACTCGACCTCTCGCCGCGCTGTATCCAGCTCGATGCGCTTCATGTCCATCATCAGCAAGTCGATGTGCTTCAGCTTCTCGTCCTGCGTGTGAAAGCGCGCATCTAGTCCTTTATTGAACTGTACGGCGTTCATCTTGAGCAGCGCCCAGGCCGCACCGATCAGCAGGACAACGAGGGAAATTGCCTCCATAAAAGTTAACTCGATTTGCACGTCCATGCCTTTCTGCCTATCTGGCTGTGTTATTTGAAGGGTTATGATCCTAATAAGCAACCGGTCATGTAAGTAGCATTAGCCCCAAAGGTAAATACAGGACTAGTGCCTACAGTATATCCAAATATTTCAAGATAATCAGTTGAGCCATTCATATAAACAACAGCGGACCCTGCACTTGCGAAAGTTGAGATCGCTGGACCAACATAAGCAGCACCTTGTTTGTATGACGTCCCATTTTTATAAAGTGAGGACGTCGCTGTTGTGAGTGTACTAGAGGCATTTATGTTTACCGCCCAATTGATTTGATAATACCCGGCAACAGTAGGGGTGAATCGCCTGTTCGTAGTTGAATCAAAATTAGAATTGGGATCAAACTCTTCCGCATTGAATGCAACCTTTGTCTGCGTACCCGTTGGCGCTGATTGGTTTGCAGTTCCCAAATAAACACTAAACGGGCGCACCCCTCCCGCTGCAAGAGAAGACGCGGTTATGCCAAACGAGTTCCACACGCTCACCCCGTTGCTGGTCACATAAATCGAATCGCCAGGGCCAAGAACAAGCGTATTTGCCGCAGATACTCCGGCAAGCGTGTTCGCGTTAATGTTTTGCGCACCGTTGCCTTTGATCGTCACAGACACGGATGCTTGGTTAACGATGTCGTAGCCGTAGCCGGCAGGAACAGTAGCAGCGTCAGGCAGCGTTATAATTTGCGCGGCGGTCGATCCGTAAAACGCAAACAAGTTGCCGATTTGCGCAAGCGTCAGCGTGGTGCTTGCGTTACTGGAAGAGACCCCGCTCAGATTGCCCTGCGCCTGCTTAACAAAAGCAGTTGTTGCGAATCGCAAGCCGTTATCGAACTGCGCACCGGTTGCGCCGGCCACACCAGTAAAGACCACGTTCGCGCCGCCGCAGTAAATTTCACTTGACGCGCCACTCCCGGAGAGCACCACTCCCGTGCCGCTAGGGGTCTTGACGGTGACAGTGTAGTTTCCGCTTGTGTTATTAATGATCTGCCAGCGCCGATGCTCTGCCGGCACGATCAGGTTAATATTCCCTGTCAGCGCGCCAGTCAATAAGATCATCGGGTATGCAGCCTCTGAAGCGTCCAGAGTGACGTCGCTGTTCCCCGCCACGCTCTTGGTTAGCTTCGCGTTTCGCGCGTTACTTATCGCGCCACCTTTAGGGATGAACGGCGCGCCCGCGTACTGGCTGATATTGCCAGCGGTGATGGTGGTCTGGCCGTTTGCTACGGTGACGACCATTAGGCCGACATTACCGGCATCCGGGGAAGGGGTTGTCTGTGTGCCGGTAGCGGCAGCAGTGCCAGCCTTCACGGTGACGTTGCACAGGTCTTGCCGAACAGTGGATTGCGGAACGCCGTCGTTGTTCATCCCGGACCATGCCTGAGACGGATTGCTGGCGTTGTAATATGGCAGCACTACGTTGCTGCCGTCTGTCTCAGCAAATGCGGCCTGCACGAGGTAGTTGATGGAGAAGCCTGCGGTGCCTGGCGCGGGGCAAGACAATTGCACCTGGTCCAGCAGCACACCCTGCTTGAGGATTTGATGCGCTGTATCGGCAGCCAGCGATGAATAATCGGTGTCGTCGATGTTCTGCAGGCTGTAAACCTCGCCGGGCGCAACCAGTACGGTCAAATCTGCCGGGATATTGGGCGTGCAGGCTAGTCCGTTTGCAAACGAAGTGGTGCCGAGAACAGCGGCGGCGAGCTTGGCAAGCCCGATCATTGTGTTCTTGTTGGTGTTTAGAATGTCCGTTTCAAGCGGAATCTGGCCGGGATATACCTTCTGTCTGTTCAAGCTCGCCTCCAATAAAAAAGGCCGCACGCGGCGGCCTTGTTGCCGAATGAAAATATGCTAATTGCTTATTTGCGTCCACACGATTGTACCCGCCGGCTTTGCCTCGTCAATCGCCTTGTAAATCTGCGCATCAGCAACGTTCTGTTGCATGTCATCGATTGACGCATAAGCAGCCCGCGACGGGGTGCTGTACGCGCCTGCCGGCACGCCATAGCCAGAAACCAGCGGGATGCCGCTGCCAGCCGGGCGGTATGCGGTGACAAAAGCCTGATACGGGCCGACAACCACAGACCCCCAGCCACCTCCTACACCGTAGCCGACCCCTCCGATGCCGTAACCACCCGTATCCGCCGGGCGCATGTGCTCAACAATGCGCGGGCCGCGGCCCGTCAAGTCCAGCAGCGTGCGGTATATCGCCGCTCGCGTCGCTTTCTCACGGAACAGCGCGGCGAGGATGCGCGTCCGGAATGCTGAGTCTGATTCATCGCTATTGCGCGGCAGTGAAGTGCCAAAGAAGTCGGCGCTGATGATATCAAGGTAGCCGCCTGTCGATGTGCGAATGCGCGCATGCATGGCAACGTACTCGTATAGACCATAAGCGTCTGCCCATACTGTAGCCAGCCCGGCAATCAGCGCATCCAGTATCGGCGTGTCGCCACTGCCAAACCACGGCGGTAGATCGGCCTTGATCCGCCGCTTGATATCTTCAATATCGCCTGTCGCCATAGTTAAGTCACCGAAATAGTGCCGGGTTTGATTACCTGCTTATTGGTTGCCGCAAGGTCTGCGGTGCCTGCGTTCAGCGTTACGCCAGTGACATTAGTCACGCCGTCCGAGCTGTCGTAGGCAATCTGCGCCAGCCGCGAGTAAGGCAAATCAGCGCCCAGCGCCAACCCGCTGATATAGGCATTCAGCGCCGTCTCAACCTCGGCCACAACATCGCCGTGCACATAATTCGGGTCGGTGGTGATGGTCATGGCTATATTTGCAGACACGACGACGGGCGCATAAACCCCGAAGGTTGAGGTAAAGGGCCGCACCGCATCAACCGCGTTGTTGATAGCTGCCAAAAACCCACCAGTCGGCGTGCCAGTGCCGTCATCCACGACAACGTAGAAATAGCCCAGCTGGGCGGTACCGGCATAACTCTCGTTTTCGGTCAGCGTGTAGGTGATGCCCTGCTGCACTGCGAGGATGGCGCTGCCAATGGCGCTTTTTGTAGCCTTCGACAGTGTGGTGATGTAGAGCACGAAGCGCGCGCGGAATGAATCATCATCCTCTGCGTCGGCCCCGTTTGTGAATGCGTTGGCGTTTGTGACAGTATCAACGCCAGGCACGGAATCCTTGAGGATATTGAGCTGCCCGGCCAGTATATTGCCAGCCGCCCCGGCGGCCAATGCTGAAACTGGAACTTGCAGGGAGCCTACGCCTGCGTTGATCGTGTACCCGCCAAGCGTTGCATCGTATGCAGCATTCCCGGTATCGGCCACGACCTCAAATAACTGGGAGGTTGCGTCATATGTCTGCACTTGCGTGCCTACAGGGATGAATGCGGCTTGAGTTGAGGTGAAGCGCGCGAATGTGACTAGCCCGCTGGCGGCCTCGGCCGGGAATCGATAGAAGCCATAATCTTCGCACCAGCTATCAAGATCGGCGCCGACGCATGTGGCCGCGCGGATTGCCGCCAGCAGCTCGAGCAGGATGCCTTGTATCCATAGCACCAGCACGGTGTTGGATTCCGCCATGGCGCGCATTATCGAGCCTATGGCAAAGTCAATAAGCTGGTTCGCCGATGCCTGGATGGCCGTGACGGTATCGCTTACGATTTGCTCGAATGTCTTGATTGTTGGGTTCGGCATTTATTAGGCTTTCACATTGAAGTAAAGCAATTCGGTTGTTCCTGTATCAGCGTCCGTGTAGGAGATAGAACAGCTGATCCCGTCCGGTATCTCTTCCACACTGATGGCCGGTTCAGGCGTTTTCGCCACGCCATCCTCGAGCAGCATTTGGCCGCGGATGTTCGCCGTGATCTTTGGCACGTCCAGCGTCATTCCGATCCAGCGCGGCAAGCCGGCGCCGTATTCTGTGTGATGCACATAGTCGCCGGGGTTGGTCATCAGCCTGCGCAAAATCCGCTGCTTGGTCATGTCCGTGCCGTCAACCAGCATCAGGCTGCCGTTGCTCGATGCATCAATGTCGTTGCCGTAAAACTGGCTTATTGCGCTCATACGATACCTGTCGATGTTGATGTAACCGACCCGCCCTGCGGGTCTGCGCCGGAGCTAGTCACAATCATATTGGCCTTGATCTCATCGATTACGCCCTGGCATAAAGCAAGAAGGTAGGCATCCGCTGCGGCCGCTGCTGCAGCCGGGTCGTTCGTTTGCGACGGCGCGGGCTGCGCCGCCTTGATCTTTGCCACCATACCCGCTGCTGTCATTGCCATTACATACTCCCTTTCACTCGCGGGCTAATCATCCCGTGCGGCGCACCGGTGAATGCGCATACGCAATCGCCTTGCACAACGCCCTTTGCTGAGCCGCCGGTTGCCACCAAATCCACCTCACTGGCGGTGATCGTCGCTTTACCTGTTACGGTCGCGTCCATCTTGCCGCCGACAGTTGCCGCCATGTCGCCTGTTACGTTCGCGTTCAGCTTGCCGCCTACGGTGGCATTCAGGTCGGCATCGGTAATGATCTCCACGCTGCCGTCGGCCTTGAATTTGAGCGCCGAGCCTGATTGATGCACCAGCCAGAATTCGCCACTCGGGACATCCAGCGGACGCGCCTTGTCGCTGAACAGGCGCATGCTGATGATGCCGGCGTTAAAGTCGCCTTCCTGGTACACAACCACCACAACATCGCCCGGCGAAGGCGGCGCGAACATGCCCCAGCCGTTGCCAACCCAAGGCGAGGCAACCGGAAGCCAGCCGGATTCGATGTCGTCCGGCTGTAGCATGACCTTGGCGCAGTAGTTCGCGTGATCGTAGCTTTTGACCGTGGCGAGCCGTGTGCTGGCGCGTGATTCGCCGGCCAGCATAGCCTGCAAGCGCATCGCGTTGAGCATCCCATCCATCATAACTGCACCTCTGTCTGCGGCGAATGGTTCTTCGCGCGCACTGTCATTGTGTAGCCGTGATCGATGCTCATGCGGCGCGTGATTGATGCCGGGTAATAAAGCTGGTCGTATGCCGTGCCCGTACCTTCAACCCGGATGACACTGCGCACATCAAGCATGTTGTCCGCTGGCAATTCTGCCGCCAGATTGACCTCGTGCGCTGTTATCTCCTTGTGGAGCGCGGTGGCCTTTTTCAATGCCTCCTCGGGCGACAGGTTGGCGATATTGAAGAAATACTGCTGCGCCTTGGGCTGCTCCTTCTCCGGGTATTTCATCTCGATCAATGTGCTGGTTTTCTGCTGCCATGAGCGCACCGTTACCTGCGCGCCATGCGCCAGCGTCAGGTTGCGGAAAAAGCGCATCCGCATCCCGTTGAACGCGAACGGCTCGGCCTGCCATTGCAGCACATACGGCTCGGCGTTTGCGTCCTGCTGCGGCTCAAAATGCAGGTCGCGACCGGCCACGAACACATTGAACTGCTCAAGCTGCGCCAGGTAGCACAGCAAATCCCACTCGCTGCGCTGGTTGGTCATGTGCGCATGATCGATCTCGTAGTAACGCCCCACTTTGTAGCTTGTGGCGGTTACGACTGGGTTCAGCTCGTACTTGCCCGCGATTTCCGTTGCTATTTCCGACGCGGTTTTGTTCGGCCACTTCTTTGTGGTCTTTGTGTCGATCATCTGCGCGGTGAGGTCGCGCCCGGATAGATGCACGACGCGCGCCACGGGGTCGAACTCGATCTCATCCGCGCGGCCATAAACCCAGCTCTGCAAATCTGCTGGCGTGTACTTATCAGGGTCGGCGGGGAAGCCTGCGAAAATCTCTACAAAGATTTCCTGTTGATCAGAGAACCAATCCATCCCGCGTTCCGCGGGCAGCGCACTGACTGCAAAGCTCACGCGGAATGCATCGGCCTGATAGAACGTGTTGTTGTCGATATCGAACTCGATGAACGGCATCAGTTCGTCGTTAACCATGACGGCCCCGCGTGGGCGACGTGCTGCGGATTCAGGCGCGATTGTATTAACAGCCATGCTTAAGCCTTACCGACGTTCTTTCCCAGCCGCCCAAGGGTGGACTGGATGTTATGCAGCTCGGCCTGCTGCGTCATTGCGGTGGCCTGACTGGTGGCTTTTGATGCGAATTTCGCCACGTTATTGTTTGGTACCAGACCGCCAAGCGTTGTGATCTGCTTCGCGGTATTGGCTACCGATGCGATCTCGCGCTTCACAACCTCCTGTGTTTCCTTGATCGTGGTTTTGAGCGTCTTAATCTGGTCTGTTGTCGCCTTTGCCATCTTCTTGATGGATTTGTACGCGGCCTTAACTTTCTGCATCGATGCCTTGATGTTTGAGTAGTTGCCCGATGCCGCATCGGCGGCGCTGATATCGGCGGCGATCAGCTCGTCAATGCCAGGGTTGGCAATTACCGTAACCGGCTGCGCTTCATCCTTCACCACCAGACAGATAATGCGGTACGGGATTTGGTAAGCCCGCTGGAAATCAGCGGTAAATTCCTCCACCACAACGGTAAAGGACAGCTCAGACCAGGTTAGCTTGCACGGTTTGCCTGATATCCGCAGGTAATCCAGATAGCGGGCGCGCTCCAGCGCTGTCTTGCCTTGAAACAGGCCAGACCACTGCAACGGCATGTCCGAGCGTCCCATAGCATCAACCACGCGCGCGCCGCCGATCAGCTCATGCACGGCCAGCTTCTGCCGGCCGCCGAATTGGATAGCTTCCGGCACCTCAAAGCGCGAAAACTTGAACGGCTGTCCGCCGTCAACGGTTAATTGCAGGACTGTATCTGCCTTCATTACCAGGTTCCTTGTGCAGCAACAGGCCGCGGGGCCATGCTGCCGTCGAATGTCGTAGCGCCTCGGGTCGGCCTTGCGGCATCGCGCGCCATGTGGCCACTGACAACCTCGCCAACCTTGCGGCCATCCATGTAAATATCGCCTTGCTTGCCGGACGCGCCTTGTTTCTGGCTGCGGATGTATTTGCTTTCAGCATCAACCGCCGCCTGCGCCTCGTCATTGCCGAAGAAAGCTAGCGTTTTGGCAATGCCTCTGCCAAGCGTGTCCTTGCTTTCTTGCGACATGTTTTCAGAGATCGCGGTACCAACGCCAGCGCCGGCCAGCGCCGCCAGCACGACAGGGTGCTTAAGGATGGTGAACAGCACGGCACCGATCGCCTTGAACCCGACCGCTACTGCACCCAAGCCACCAACCGAGCTGAACGCCAAGGCAAGGCCCAGCGCCTTGAATGCAGCAGTGGCCAGCATGACAACGCCGCCAGCAGCCACGATCCCGGCAAGCACGCCGAATGCAACCGTCAAGCCATTGGTCAGCACAGGGAATTCCTGCGCGAAGGCAGTTATGCCCTTTACGACACTGGTCAGGCCTTGGACTGCCTTGATGGCAATCGGCAGGATCGTGGTTCCCAGCTCGGTCATTGCCCGGTTCCACTGCGCTTGCAGCTCGACCAGGTTGCCGCCCTGCGTTTTCTTGAATGTGTCCACGGTCTGCTGTGCACCCATGGCTCCCTGCACCAGCTTGAAGTCGCGTAGCGCCTGCAGCCCTTGCGTGGTGAACGTGGCCGCCATGTTCGAGCCGGTGCGGTTCGATATGAGGTTGTTGATGAAGCCAATCACCTCGGAGTCGGTTTTCGCACCGGACTTCTTTGCGGCCTCAACACCGTACCTCATCAGCCATGCGCCCGGATTGGTGCGCAGCAGCTCTTCGTCCTTGACCTTTGTTACCTGGACCGTCTTGTAGTCCTTGCCGCCAACGGCACCGTGCGTCACTGCGCCCAGCTCAACCAGCCCAGCTTCCTGCAGCTTTGCCATCGCCTTCTTGGTTGTGCGGCCAGCAATCAGGTTCTGGTACAAGCTCATCAAGGCCGTGCCCGTGGCATTGCCGCCCTGCTCCTGCATGACGGTGGCCAGCATCATCACGCCTTCGTTCGACAAGCCCTTGAAGGCCGCGCCGCCGCGTTTTGCCAGCGTTTCCAGATCCCCGAATTTGATCGCGCCGCCGGAGCCGGTGACGAGGCGCTGCGCCAAGTCCAGGCCGCTTCGGAATTCCTCCGGGCTGTTGGTTCTGCCGCGCATGTCATTGAAGCGCATGATGGCGCGCACTGCGCCTTCGTCAATTTGCCCGGCCTTGCCGCCGAACATTGCAGAGTTCGCGGCATTCAGCTCGGCAAGCATTGGCGCAATAGACATGGCGCTCTTCATGTCGCCGAACATGCCGACAGATTCGCGCACGGTATCCATCAGCTGGGTGGAGGACGCGCCGAATGCCTGCGTGCCTTTTGCAAACTGCAAAGCCTGGTTGTTTACCTCTTCGCCAAGGTTCAGCGTCTTGAATCTGGCGGCGGCCATGTCGAACTCTTTGGCAGCCTCAAGCGGGGCGCGGAACAGGGACAGCCCGAAAGCGCCGCCGGCAGCCATTGCGCCGCCGACCATACCTAAGCGCTTGATCTCTAAAAGGGACTTTTGCAGGCCGTTTATGCTATTCTGGAAGCCGGTTGCATCCTTGTTTAGTTTCGCAAACTGCCCGGACAGCATGGCAAGCCCAGCGCCAACGTTGCTCACCAGCGAAAGGCGCACCGCGACACGATAGGCTTCAAACATGAAAAAATCCTTTCTCTACCGCGTGCACGAATGGCTTGCGGACAATGTAAAGTGGGTTCAGTACCCGAACATCAGCACCAGAACGCGCCCGCTGTTCAGGAACGCGATGCCGTGGAGCACTCGCGCCTTGCTGACGCTGCTTGGGTCGCTTGCACTGCCACTCTGCGGGCTAGCGCTGTTCTTCCTTGGGCTGTTCGCCTGGGCAGCGCTTACGGCTTGACGTCCATGTCGTAGCCGAGCGATTCATGGATCAGTTGGCCGCCGGTCAATCCCTCAACAATCGCAGCCCCTAAAATCCGCTGTATCTTGTCTTGGTTCCTGAATGCCGCCGGGCCAATAAATGGCCGCGGCGGGATCGTCTCGGTACCGAACTCCTGATACTCGGCAATCTCTGATTTACTGCCGACTACCGCCTCACCCCGTCCGACCTCGTGCGTGATGCTGTTGCGCAAGTCTCCCTCGCGCAGCAGCGGCGCATCAGCGGGATAGCCCAGCCGCGCCTTTTGTTCCTCGGTGCTATCAGCAAGCGGCTCCCAATCCTGAAACGGGCCGACCGCATCCTGGTAGTGGCCGATCTGCCCTTTTGCGTCGCGCTCGATGATCTTGGCCGCCTTTTCCAGCGCCCTGTCCTCGGCTTTCGCTACTGCCACGTTCAGCGCGGCAAGGTGCGTCACGAACTTGGTCAGATCGTCGAACTCGCGCATCAGTCCTCCTTGAATTTCATGGCGTGCCAATCGAATTTTGCACCCTCCATTTCGGAGAACACGATAGACCACGCGGCCCGCGTCACGTCATCAAGGCTAAAGGCCACGTCGAACGGGATGCCGTTTTTGATCAACCACAGGCATTCCCTGATCGGCGCGGCCCGCGCTAGTTTTTTAAGGTTTGCTTGTCCGCCTCTGGGTTAGATGCTCCGAAATGCTCCTGCACGCCGGACACCACAGCGGCAACGCCCTCCTCGTCCAAGCGCTGGATCAATGCCTCGACTTCGCGCTTGGTGTTTGGCTGGAATACTGCATCGCCGTCGATCTCCACAACGAAGATCAGCGGCAGCACCATGTTCATGTAAACCTCGTTTTTCGAGGTATCGCCCAGCGCCTCGATCAAGCGGAACTGCGCCAGAACGCCGGGCCGTTTCAGCTTGATGCTGCGCCCTTTGCCGTCAGTGATGACGTGCTCGGCGGCAGCTTTCGCCACCGCCTGCTCGGCGGGGGTTGGAGTTTTAAGTTCAACCTTTGCATTCATGTTATGCCACCTTCTCGCGGCGCGATGCAACGAAGCTGACCATCTGCTTCACTGTTTTGTCGCCGGAGTATTCGCCAGCGTCGTCCAGCTTGAGCAGCACGCCCACATACTTGTACTGCGACACGCTGCCGTCCACCTCGGATATCGTTTCGGTGATGGTCGCCGAAGTCTCATTGATACCGGCATAGTAGGCAGACTCAAGATCGGCAAAATAGTTGTCGATCGTGTTGTCCTGGCGCTCCACGCTGAAATTGCCGGTCCAGCCGTTAGGGAAGCGCACATGGCGGGTTACGCCATCCAGCCCTTTGATCTTCTGGTCAGTGATGTCCGGCTTCGCCTTGAAGTCGGTGATCAACGAGAAGCGCAGCGGGTTGCCACTCTGATCGATGATGTCAAGCGATAGGTCGCGGCCTACGCTAAAGTCGTTAATTGGCATGTCTTACCCCTTATGCTGGTTGAGTGTTTTGCTTGGATACCTCGACGGACTGCCCAGCCTCCAAGTTGACGATGAAGTATTCCACCACCGACAGGTAGCGAACCTTCACGTCCGCTTGCATGTAGCCAAGCGCCTGGCGGTTTGGCGGGTTGTTCGACAGGTCGCACACCACGCTGAAATCGTCGATCATTTCCTGCTGCTTCATTGCTTCCTCGAAGGCGGAAATGGTCGCAGCTGCCTCGCGGCGGGTGCGGTCGTTCGGCTTTGTCGATTGCAGGCGGCCGACAAACTTGCCCATGCCAGCGTTCAGGCTGTATGCCTGATAATTGGTCATTCGGGTGTAGTTGTCGCCATGGATCACCGGGTTGCTCGAGCTGTTGTGCCCGAAGCGGCAGCCGAAGTAATTGCCGCCCGGTACCGGGTTACAGATTACGTCAATGCCAGCCTGCCCCAGCGTTGCCAGCTCTGCGCTGCTGTATTTCAGGCTCTGGTAGCTCTTCTGCGTGCCAACAATGCCGTACAGCTGCTTATTCAGCGTGCTTTGCTCAGGCGATTGGTTGACCATCAGGCCAGCCGCAAAGCCCTGCGGGGAGATCAGGCGGGTGACATTGTTCACGGTGTCGTTGAAGTAAATCCAGTCGCCGTGCATGTACTTGAAGGCGTAGCTGTCAATGCCCGCGGATGCTTTGCCGGATACTGCGTCGGCAATGCTGGTGCCTGCGGGCACAACGCCCACCATGTACGCGCCCTCGGACAGGCCGAAGCTCACCTGTGTGGTGAATGTGGTGGTGTCATCACAATCAGCCAGGAAGGCCACGGATACGCCGCTGTTGCGCAGCGCATACATACCGGTGCGCGGCACTGTATCCACGCCAACCAGTACGCTCCCTGTGATGGTTGTCACGCCGTCTGTGCCGCCTGTCAGCGTGTAGTCGGTCAGTGTCGGCGCAGTGGTACCGGCACCTGCAGTCGCAACAATCAGGTCAGACGGGCCACGCAAGCCGGATTGACCGCTGTTGATCGCTGCCGCCATGTTGACCCACAGCGCATTGCCGCTGCCCTCGATGTTATCGAACACCTCAGGGACGTACCCGGCGCGGGCAACAATCGCTTTGAAAGTGCTCTGCTTGGAGCCTGCAGCAATAGTCACTTTGTCGGCGTTGGCCAGCGAGCCGGTGTACTTGGATGTGAATGTGATGCAGTTTGTCAGCACGGCAATCGAGGCGGCTACGTCAGTGCCGTCGGTTACACGCACAACGCGCATGTTGTTTGCGCCCTGCAGGACGGCGGCGGCCACTTGGGTACCGGCATCATATTTCCGGTTTTGGATCGCACCGAACTGGCGGGAATAGTCAGCCATCGAGCCGACAATCACCGGCGCATTCTTTGGCCCCCACTGTGCGGTACCGACAATGCCGAGAATATTGGTTGCGACACCGTTCAGCAGCGAAACGCTGGGCGGAACGATTTGAACGTACAAATCCGGGACGATCAGGGCAGTCGTGTTGATCTGCCCCTGTTGAGTTACTGGCATAGCGCCTCCTTACTTGGTGGTTTTAGTGGAAGCAGGCGCTTCAGGCGCTTGCACTTGAACGACATGCGCGGCATTTGATCCCTCAAGGATTGCTTGCACAGTCTTTTGATCGGTAATTTCTTGGCCCTTGTGGTAGCCGCCGAACGGTTCTGTCACGATAAGTTTGATTGCCATGCTGCCTCCTTAAGAATTGACGGTGATCGTGGAAATTGGAGCCGTTGCACCGTCTGGCTTTGCTTCAAGCGTTGCCTGCATCTGGGTTGCCTGTACGGCTGCGGCTTGCTGCGTGGTGGCGTATTCCACCGAGTAATTCAGATCCCGGCGGTACAGATTTGCCTTCTGATGCCCATCCGTAACCGGGCTGCCGCGATAAATGAGCCGCGCCGCGTATTCGTCTGGCATCGTCAGGAATTGCGTGGTTGCCATCAATTCGTCTATGGCTTTCGCCACGGCATCGCGCTTTACCGGGGTATCAGCCCAGACTGTCAGCATGAACACCCGCTCTTGCCGCCGCGTTTCGCGGATCAGCGTGCCGGAAGTGCCGACGCGCGCCTCGCTGATTATGCCGACCACAGTAATGACGGCACCAACGTTCGAGGCACCTGGAATCAGCGCAGCCAAAGCCGTGGCGATGCTGGTCAGTGTGTCATTTGCCTGCGTTGCGTACACGTAAGGCAGGCCGTTCACCATCACCATGACGTTCTGCGCATGGAAAGGCGAAGGCATAGCCCCGCCAACCGTGACAGTCTGCCCGGCGATGGTGAGCGTCAGCGTTGCAGCATTTACCGCCAGCTCCTGCCAGTCGTCGCGCGGGTAGCGGGTGGTATTGCGCTCCATCGCGGTCGGGAATATCGACACATGCACCTTGCCTGCCAGCAGATCAGCATCAAGGTTCGCTTGCTGTGGCCATCCGGGGTAAATGAGAATATCCACGCCAGCGACTGACGGCTGCCCTGTCCCGTTCGGGTACACGGCCTGCGCAGCAAGCGCAGCAAGCCCTTGCTGTACGTCGATGATGTCTGCCATTGAAACCCCTTATGTCTGCGCCTGCTGCGCACCCAAGCGCCAGCCCAAGTCCGTCAGCTCCGCGCTGCGGAGTACAAAGCGCCGCGATATGTCGTCTGTGATGATGTCGCCACTGCGCAGCGTGACACCGGTGTAATGCGGCAGCAAAACCTGCCAAGACGGCGTTTTTACGTCGCCCGGCAAGATTGCGTCGGCTTTTTCGCCAGCGCCAGCTTGCAGAATGGAGCACGGCCAGGCTGTCATCAGCGCCGTTTCCGTCGCGGCTGTATTGCCGCCGTAACCAATGGCACCAACCCCTGATTGCTGCTGCGGTCGCTTGATGGTCACGGTATTGGTGCAGGCGACGCACAGGATCGGCAGGATTGGCTGCTGGGCGGCGATGAAATAGGTCACGCCAGCGCATACCAGGTAATCGCCGACATCGGTGACGCGGCCGTCAAACAACCCCCACCATGTGGCCTTGCCGTACTTATTCGGTTTGCTGTACTGCATGTCCTCCGCGTTAAACGAGGCTTTCAGCGTGCGCAGCTTTGTGCCGGCGGCAATAGGGTTGCTCGCGCTTGTCGGGCGGTGCTGGTCGGCATCTAGGCCAATGCGCAGCGCGGCTTTCGCATAGCCCGCATAGACCTTTGTTTGAAGTTTCGTGCCGTCCATCACCACCCCTGCTGAGTTTGTCCGCAGTTCGGACAGTACGCGCCGTTATCCGGCGAGATTTTGAACAGCGTGTTCCCGCAATTGCACGTCCATTCAGAGTTGCCGCGCAGCACCGGCATCAAGAACACACCCTTTTCCGTCAAGCATTCTGGGCACTCAAGGAAAACCGTACCGACAGGAGCCACGGCCGCCCACTCATGCTTGCAGCACATGCAGTGCGCAGGGCCGGCCATGTGCGGGGCTTGCTCTTCCTTGTACCGCTGCAGGTTGATCACGTCACCCATCACACCACCAGCTGGATGCCGCCCTGCCCTTGCAGTCCGGGGCCGGGCGATACGCCCATAAAGTTGCACAGCTCCATGCGCCACGTCCGGTATAAATTCATCCGGTCGCGCACTTCGTCTTTGTTGTGCTTCCAGACGGCTGCCTCGTCGGTATCCAGGTTATCGGTTGCCGTTGGGATAGCCGCCTCGAGCGTAGCCAGCGTGGTCAGGAATGCGCGCGTCTGCGTTTCTTCCTCGTCCAGCATGTTGTTCATGCGGAATTCGAGCGTGCCGTAGTGGGTATAAAAGCGGTGCTCAAATGCTTGCACTGGCCGCCCACCGAACATCTTGAAGCCGCAATATCTGCGCACGTTCACCTTTTCAGTGTCGGTCAGTGCCATTCGTTACTCCTCAGTCCATTCAATGCGTATATACAGCGTCAAGCCCGCTGGCAGCGTTTGCCCGTTCAGGCCTACGCAAATACTCTCGCTTGCGCCGCGCAACACGATCTGCTGGCCGTTCCTGTCGCCAAAGTCCTCAATCCAAGGTGGCGCGTGAAACTGGCCGGTTCCTTTTGCCGGTATTTGGTAATGATCCCCCGCCAGCAACACCCCAGCACCAAGCGCCGTCGGGTTTGCGGAATAGACCGTCACCACCGCCGATGCTGTAGGGTTGGCTGAATCCAGTTTGGCGATAGCGCCAAGCGAAGATGTACCGCCAGTGTTCGCCGCCGAGCGCTTGAAGACATACAAGTCGACGTGCGAGTTGTCCGTCGCGTCAGCGGTTATTTGAATCCGGTTTATGCGGATAATCTTTCCGGCAGCCCCGGAAATCCGCACCAAATCTGTCGCCGTAGCAGCCGGCACAAGGTCTGCGCCCTGGTAGCTGTATGTCGGCTTCTGCCCTTCGGTATTGACCTGAATAACAGCCTGCGCCTGCATTGCCAAGAATGGCGCGCAGAGCGTAAGCAGGACAAACAGCATGCGCTTGATCATGTCAGTTACTCCGAAACTTCTTCGATTGCAGCACCACGCTCAATCAGCACGGCGATGTCTTTTTCATCCGTAACCTCTGCGCCTTGGTGCCAGTGGCGGTTCTGGCCTTCGTCATCAATGAAGCCGTAAGGCTTGAGCAGGGTTACTTTGGTAGGGGCCGGGCCAGCCTTGGGCGCGTCCTGCTCCGGTTCCTGCTCCTGCTCCTGCTCAACTGGATCAGCTTCCTGCGGAACTGGTGCCTCACTGGATTCCTGCGCCGCATTGTTGACTACCTGTTCAGCTTCCTGCGGAACTGGTGTCTGCTTTTGGTTTGCTTTTGCCATTTTGCTTTCTCCTCTTCGTTGCTTTACGAAACAGCCAAAAGGCCGCTTTGCAAAGCAAGCGGGGTCGCCCCCGCGTTGCCTTACTGATGCTTTACGCCGATTCGATCACGATGCCGCGCTTGAAGTAGCTATTCGTGGCGGTCGGGATGATGGTGGTGTTCGCGGTCACGTCGGTCGGAACTGCATAACCGCCGATCCAGTACCACGACTGCGCGATGATCTGCTGCAGGCGGTCCAGCGGTTCGCGGGTCACCATGCAGATATCGTCAACCATCACCTTCAGGCTGTCGGGATTATCGACATCCTGATAGCCGGTCTCGGAGTAGTTACCCTCGATGATCGCGCCCTTGCCGCAAACAACCGCACGGTGTACTGCAACGCCGGTGCTGTTGGTCTGCTGAGGCGCTTCGTTGGTGGTGATGAAGCGCGCACCCAGCAGCTCGAACACCTGGCCCTTGCGGTACTCTTCGCTGCCGTATGCACCACGGTACAGCAACTTGAAGTCGTCATCCTTGAACAAGCCCAGCAGCTGCTTGTCGTCCAGATACACGTTGTACGCGCCGTCCACGTCAGGAACGTTGTTGCCGCGCAGGGTAGCCACAGCATCCAGAACGTTCTGCATTTTCAGTGTGTCGCCAACCGCGATATCCTCGGTTGTGTAGTTGCTGGTGCCCGCATAGATCACATACGGAGCCACGGCAGACTTCACGGCGTTGCCAGCGGTACCGTTTGCCACGGATACGTTGGCCGACAGGGTCAGCGTGCCGCTGATGCCGTTCGGGGCGGTGGATACGTTCACGCCGTCAGCGGTTGCACCGGTCAGCGTGTAGCTGCCGGCGCCGATGGTCACGGTCATTGGCGTTGCCACTGCAACAGGAACCATCACGCCGTTGGACATGACGTACTGGAAGCCGCGGATGTCATCCACTGCCACGGTAGTCGCCGGAGCGCCCAGCGTCGCAGTGACGCGGGTGTTGCCGCCCAGATACGAGCCGTACAGCGCATTGCGGGCCAGGCGGTCAACAGACTGAGCAGCCTGAATACCGTTCACCTTGGCGTTTTGCAGGAATTGCGAAGCAATGCCCACGCGGCTGGTGACCATGTTCAGGTCGATGGTGTCGCCGTACATGTTGACCGACAGCACATACTGCTCGACAGTCCAGCCAGCCGAAGTCAGGCCGTTGTCCAGGTTGGTGTTGTTGGCCGGGTTCAGCGGGGTAGTTACCGGGGCTTTCAATCCGCGGCGGGTCTTGGTCAGCGTTTCACCGATGGCCGCGGGGAACTCTTCGCGGTCAGCGATGGCGCGGAAGCCAAGGCGGGATTGGATGCCTTCCTGGAACTCGCGCTCGAGGAAGTTCTGCTGGATGATTGGCTGCAGTGCGGCCGGGAAATTCTGGATGCCCATTTGGGGTTCCTTTCTTGAGTTAAGTGGTTTTCCCCTGCATGGAAGCCAGTTCCCGATCAGGTGTTACTGTGCTGCTTTTACTTGCTGCCGGTCAGTTTCTTCTTCTCGGCTTCATACTGCTCTTTGGTCATTTCCTTTGCGTTCGCCGGCTTCGTATCGCCAGGCTTCGGCTTCGGATCAGTGCTGCTTGTGCTGCTGCCGCTCTGGAACAGATACGGCTTTGCTTTCTTCATTGTTTCCATGAGGGCTTCCGCCCCTTCGACCTCGCCTTTATCGTTCAGCTTGACCGTGGACAGGTCGGCCAGTTTCAGCCCGTCGAGATCAACCATGCCAGCCTTCAGGGCTGCGGCTTTCAACTCGGCTCGGATGATTCGCTGTTCTGCTGCGGTACCGGCTTCCTTAATCTTGGCCTCGGCTTCTTCCGCCGCTTTTTTGGCTGCGGCCTCTGCGGCCTCTGCCTTGGCTGCGGCCTCTTTCGCCTTGGTGCGATAGGTTGCGTTCTCGCCGCGCAGCTCAGTCACATACTCGCGGGAGAATGTTTCCGGTTCTTTTACTTGCTGCTGAACTTGCTGGGTCTGTTGTTGCGTTTGGTCGTCAGGCATCTAGCCCTCCATGAAAAAAAGCCGCATCAAGCGGCTGTGGTTACAAAATCACCCACGCTTCAAGCGGGGCGGTTATTACTATTCTTCGGCTTTTGCAGCAGGCTTGTCAGGCTCTTCCGGCGCTTCCGCATCACGCTCGCCATCCACCAGCAGGCGCTCGGCCTCAACGTCCTCAATGTCGTAGTCGGCAGCAATAATGCGGGTCGCTGTCTGCCTACTGATTATGCCGGCCTCGACCAGCGTCTTGAGTGTAGTTGCCTCATCCATGCGGTCTGTTGACGTTGGCGCAAACCATGCTGGCCAGCGCAATGCCAGCGGCGCTTCCAGTTTCAATTCGCCGACCTTGCTGCCGTCTTTGTACACCAGCGCGATCTTCTCGCTGGCCTTGCAGACCATGGTCAGCAGTTCCTGCAGCGCGCCCTCACCGTAGCTGATGCGCAGGCGATCGGCCAGATTGATCAGTGCGGCGTGCATCAACTCCATCGCACGGCCAGACTGCGCGGCGCTTACCTTGTCGGCGTTGCTGCGGTTGCCGTGCATGGTCTCCAGCGCAAGCTCGCGCAGGCCTTTGACGTATTCCATCACCGCTTCGACTGCGGTACCGTTGATCTCCAGCAGCTTGGCATCGCCCTGGGCACTTACCGTGATGGCATTCGAGGCGCTGCGCACCAGTGTGCCGTCGCTAAATGCTGGCTCTTTAATCAACAGCGTCGGGTCTGAGCTATATTTCAGGCCGCGGCCAGCCTGCGAAAGCTGGTAATCGATCTCGATGCTGGTTTCGATGGCTTCGTCGGGGAAGGTTTGCGCGCCGTCAATTTCGTCGCCGCCTGGCAGGTTCTTAACCCACACCATTGGCAAGAATCCAAGGCTATGCGTCACCGTGCGGGCTTTATCCACCTCCGGCTGCTTACCGGTTTTGGCATCTGCTACAGACAGCGGGATATAAACCACCTCCTGCGTTTCGTTCCAATCCCGCTGGAACCAGTAGTCTTCCTCGTCCTTTTCCGCCAAGTAGCCCAGCGCTTTGAGCGCCTTGCCTTTGACCTTGTAGCGCTGCACTACCTTTTCCAGCACGTCCGGCGCCGTGGCCTTCCATATTGGTGTCAGGTAGTGCGTATCCATTACGTCGAAGAACACGCGGCCAGCAAGCACGCGCATCAAGATAGCCACGCTGCCGACGCTGCCGCGCGTGGCGGCATCAATCATGCGCTCGTTCAGGCGCGTCTCTTTGATGATTCTCGCCAATCCTGCGCGCGCGGTGTCCGGCTTGCAATCAACGTCAGGGAAATGCCCCTCGCTGAACAGCAGCGAAACGCTGTCATCCACGACCAGCTTGCACAGGCCATAGCGCACAGACGGCCGGCGGGTGCGAAGCGGGATGTATTCGCCAGCCGGATTCTTTTCCTCATGGAAGGCGTGCGGCAGGTTGTCGTAAATCTCCCCGTTCAGCACCTTGGACAAGATTGTGGTGCGGTATTGCCGCTCCGGGTAATCATCGTCCCGCGGGATGGTGGCTTGTAGGGTTTTAAACATCGCTACCTTGTCATGTGAATGATATTCGAGCCGTGCGCAGCAATAGGCCGCACAATCGGCCATCTGTAGTGCAGCCAGTACCCCAGCGCATCCGGCGCATGGTCTTTGCCGGCCTCTTTGTCCGGCTCGCCGTTCTTGTCGTAAACCTGCTGCTCGAGGCATTCGGTAAGCTCAGGCGCCAGCCGGGTATTAATCAGCAGCCTGCGCTTGCCGCCGGCATGTATCAGCGCGTTTACCGAGTTCACGCGGTCCCGAACAGCCGGATTCGCCGACGGCGCGCGGATCGTCAATCCTGCGTTTTGCAGCAGCTGCAGGTCAGAAACAGCGGCGTTCTTTGACGACGTGTTCTGTCCGCTTGCGTCTGGGTACACGGTTACGTGATGGCCTTTTTGCTTGTACCGCTCAACCAGCAGCTGCGCCATCGCCGGGGTGTCGCGCACGCCCGTTAGTTCGCCGACCACAATCGGGTTGTTGCCTCGATCTACTCCCAAGATGGCCGTCATGTTGTGGACGTTGAAGTCCATGCCAACGTGCAGCGGCTCATTCGGCTCCAGCGTGGCATCCGTATGGTTCAGCGTCCTGCTGAAATCAGAGTAAACGCTGCCGCTCGTCAGGTTGACAAACTGGCCCAGCAGGTACGCTTCAACCAGCTGCGGCGGGTACGAAGCCAGCAACGACGGGATGTAGTCATCCGGCAGGAACCGCTCATTGTCGTATGTTGTGGCCTGAATCAGGCCGTACATTGCGCGCAGATCTGGCTTTTCGCTGGGCAGTTTGTAGAACTGCTCATAGACGAACTTGAAGCCTTCCGGCGTGGTCGTTACGTCAATGCCATTTCGCAGGCCCGGCACTTTGTAGCGCATACGGGCGATGATCTTGCGCCAGGCCAGCTTGGCCTTCTCGGGCTTCATCACGTCCAGCTCGTCGATCAGCGCATTCCCGATCTTGAAGCCGACGATCTGCTCAGGATGATCCATCGAGCGGCAGATTGTCGTGCCGCGGTACTTCTGGCCTTCGTAGAAGTGGACTTCCTTGTTTGCCTGATTGACCTTGATGCGCAGCCCCATTTCAAAGGCGACTTCATCAATGGTCGGGTAAAAAATGTCCCGGATTTGCGGGTATGTCGGGGCAAAGTACCCCTGATTCACGCGCGGGTGCGTCCACATGCCTTCGCATATCGCGGTGCTGCCGACCCACGTCTTCCCGGAGCCAAAGCCCCCGACATATGCCCTGAACTTGTGCGGCAGCTGCAGGAAGTTGGCTTGCGGCCTAGTGAGCGTCGCCATCTGCTGCCTTTCTGCCGTCCACCACGTTGTAGGTGAACGACCGCGGATCGGGCGGAGTATCGCCGCCGCCTTCACCGGCCTTCAATAGCTCTACCCGTGTGCGCTCCAGCGATTCAATCCGCGCGGCTATCCGGTCAATGATGCCGACGTAATCGCGCTTCTTGAGCGTCGCCTCCTTCGCTACGGTGTTCGGACCGCCACCTTGTCGCGTGGTTACAGTATCCAGCTCCGGCTTATCGCCCCGCGCTTGCTCATGTGAAAGGGCGCGGGCCAGGCGTATGCGCATCAAGCGCAGCTCGTCGTCAATTTTCCCCAGCTCGATAGAATCGAACTGCTCCCGCTCTTCCTCGGTCAGGAACTTGCTGTACAGGTTGCCCGGCTTTGCTGCGTGCTTGTTGCCTGGGTTCTGGCCTTTCGGTGTTTTGCCGCCGTGATTCCTACAACGTGTCGAGCCTTTAATAGGGGCTTTTTGGCACGGCGTTCCTGCTCGCGTTTTCGCCCCGCATAAATTCGGCATCTGGCCTCCTTCATGGGGTGGTTGTTTCGTATTTAGCCCGTCCTGAGCTTAATTGTCATGTTTGCGCTACTGTTAATCTTTCGTCTTCAACCTCATCAAAGGAGCGTCCATCCGCTTCAAGCGTGGCCTGCTGCCCGGTGAAGTCTTGCCAGCGCTTTACGATCACGTCGCAATATTTTGGGTCTAGTTCCATCAGGCGAGCATGGCGGCCGTGCTTTTGACAAGCAATCGCCGTTGTACCGCTGCCGCCAAAGCTGTCCAGCACAAGATCGCCACCCTTGGTATTGTTGAGCATCTGGTACTCGAACAGCGCAACCGGCTTCATTGTTGGGTGCTCGCCGTTGCGAACAGGCCTATCGAACTCCAGCACTGTGGTCTGCTTACGATCGCTCGCCCATAGATGACCGGCGCCGTCCTTCCAGCCGTACAAGCATGGCTCATGCTTCCAGTGGTAGTCCTGCCGCCCCATAACCTACGCTTGCTTCTTCCACACCAAGCACTGGCGAACCGTCCATCCAGCGTCCTTTGCTGCGCCACGGAAGTTATAACCTTCCGAATCGGCGTGCCAGATATAGAACACAGCGCCAGCCTTCATCACCGCGTCTGCTGCAACATAGGCGTCGCGCAGGAACTGCCTGAAATCACCGTCGCCCATGGCGTCGTTTTTGATTTTCAGCGCATCCTTTGTCTTGCCTTCGTAGGCGACGTTGTATGGCGGATCAGTCAGCCACATGTCAACGTGCTGCCCTTGGCACAAAGTTTCCAGCGCCTCAATGCTGGTGCTATCGCCGCACATCAGCCGGTGCTTGCCCATAAGCCACACGTCGCCCGCAACCGTCACCGGATTTGCAGGCGGCTCCGGCGTGGCATCATCATCGGTCAAACCGGCGGCAGGCTCCTCCTTCTCGGCAAGAAGGTCGGCAAGCTCAGTATCATCGAAGCCGAGAAGGTCCAGATCAAAGCCGTCCAGTTTCAAGTCGGACAGCTCGACGGCCAGCATTTCGTCATCCCAGCCTGCATTCAGCGCAATTCTGTTATCAGCCAGCACTAAGGCCCGGCGCTGCGCATCGCTCAAGCCTTCCAGCCTGATGCACGGCACTTTGTCCATGCCCAGCTTACGCGCTGCGGACAAGCGGCCATGTCCGGCGATAAGCACGCCGTCGTCGCCAATCAAGCAAGGGTTCACAAAGCCAAACTCCTTGATGCTGGCGGCGATCTGCGCAACCTGCTCATCGCTGTGCGTGCGCGCGTTGCGGGCATATGGCAGCAGATCGGCGACTGCTATGTATTCAATCTGCAAAGCCATTCAATCCTCTGTCAATGCACACAAAAAAGCCCGCATCAAGCGGGCGTGTATGGTTGCGGTCGCTGGTAACGCTCCAGTTCTCTGGGTTATGAGCCCAGCGTGGCACTTTTCCACTACCCCGCAGTTGTTCTTTTGGCTGGAGTCTGGCGGGCAAACGTCAGTCAAAAAAATCCCCGCGCGAGGCGGGGAAAATATTTCTCAGGGAGAGTATGAAACACAGATCAACCAGGTCGTCATTGCTTTAGAGACACTAACTTCCAGATCGTAGTGATTTTTTACAGCAAACGTTCCAAAAGCGCAAGTGTTTTTTGCATTCAGTGCAATCTTGCAAACATGCGGTCAGTTACCTCCAACAGGTATACCTGCGTCCAGAACATCGTCTCCCACGCGCGCATGCCTATGCGGTGTATCCCGAACTCACCCTGATGGTGGCAGTGGCATAACCCGATGGTGTGCTCGTCGTCGGCTTTCTTCCCCAGTGCCCGGTACTTGATCCCGGTCAAGTGGTGCACGCTGGCTGGCGTAACCACGCCGTGGTACAGCCGGCACACGATGCAGGAGCGCGACAGGAAGTCGAACCGGCGATCGCGTTCGGCCGGCGTCATCCTTCCTCCACAAACGATTCGGCCATTTCCTCGATGGCCTCGGCATCCATCGTCGGCCAATACTTCTGGGCGATATGCCTGCACATCGCGCGGGCGGCTTCGTGCCTCTCGCCGTCATCCATGCTGTCGAATGACAGCGACTTCGGGAACCGCATCATTGCCATGCCAACGCCGGGCACAACCACGCCGATCTCTTCGCAGGCGATATTCGCCTCCCACTGCAGGCGCTTGAGGACTGCATGGGCATCCATTCCGCGGAACGCCTCGATGTTGGCCGCGCAGAGCTGGCCGATGCGGTGGATCAGGCGGTGAAAGCCGGGGTTGTTCAGCTTTTTGAACGTGCAGCCGACCACATCGCCCATCCGGTAACCTCGGGCGCGCAGCCTATCCCGTGCATAACCATCTGCCGGTTCAAAGCATCCTTTGCCCACCCGCATGAAAAAGACCTCGGGCTTGCTGCGTGTGCGCTTATCAGCCATAGCAAGCCTCCGCCACCAGCCCTTCGCGCTCGAATACGGGTGTCAGGCGGTCAATTCCGGCGCGCTCGAGCTGGGCCAGCCGAACCAGCAGCTTTGGGTTGACCCGGCACATAGTTGCAGCCGAGCCGCCAAACATTGTGGCAATTGTCTTGAATGCCGGACGCATCGAGGCAACATTCCCAACCGCCCGGCTGATCAGCCACACCAGCGCCAGCCGCGGAACATTGTCGAACTGGGGGTGCAGGTACTCGGCCAGCTCGATGATGGCTAGGCGGCGCTCCTCGCTAATTTCCGCGCTTCCGGTGCCGTCTGGCAGCTTTGATGTCATGACCAGTCCATACCTGGCCTTTATTGCGTCAGCTTCCGGCTTCGGCAGCCTTGAATTGACTGCCGACCGCACCATTGCCATCTGCCCGCGGATTTCCAGCGGGTTCAGTCCGCCGAAGTCAACCGTGCTGCGCCGCTCCGTCTCGCCCAGCATAGCCAGGTGCTTGCGCATCTCCTTAGCCATCACGCTTTCAGGCGCCGCCTCGAATGACTGGATCAGGTAAGCGAAGTGCAGCGCCTGCCCGGTACTTTGGAATATCGCGCGGCTCATACTCGCGTTTCCTCTTCGCCTTGCAGATCCCGCTTGGCGCAGCTTCCAAAGCTGATGATTTCGGCCCGCTCTGCCTCTTCATCAGCTCGTTTTGCAGCCGTGGCCAGCGCTACAATCATCACGCCAGCCATGCACCCAACCCATACCCCGCCAATAAACGCTATCCAACACATCATCGCCTCCCTTTCATTGCCTGCTTGACCAATGCCCGGATGCGCCGGGACTTATGCTTTCTGTGCTGCTCCTGCTGCTGTTTTTCCCGCTTTTGATCGGCCTCTGACTTCTTGCGTATTCTGTCGCCGATTTCCTCGGGGTTCGCGTACATCCACGCCTCAAGCACCATTCCGCGCCCTTTCCTTTGCTTCCCTTTGGCGGTCGATCTGGGCGTGCTTGCAATCCACGCACATGCGGCGCTTGACCTTGCCGGTGTAGTACATGGTGATTTTTTCTTTTGGCACGAAGTGCTGGCCTTGAATGCAGTATTCTGTCGAGGTGATTGTGCTTTTGCTCATATTATTGCCACCTGTTCAGGCTGCCGCACCATCTCTGCGAACATATCAACCTGCCACTGCGATTCCCGAACCCTTGCAACAGCCGCATCGAAGTACGTTTCATCCAGTTCGCAGCAGACGATCTCGATACCAAGTTTCAGCGCGGCAATGACGCTGCTCATGCTTCCGCCATGAGTGTCGAGAATGCGATGCCCGGCCTTCGAATAGTTGGACAACAGCCACTCGTATAAATCAACAGGCTTCTGCGTTGGATGAATCTTTGTTTCACCAAAACATCCAGCCTGCCGGTACCGGAAAATTTTCGACACACCATCAATAGAATTCCATGCAAATTCGCACGCTGAAAAGTTTGGCACCGACTGCTGCTTATCCCAAATAATGAAGCCACGGCACGGCGGCAAATCAAAATAATTCCCGCCCCATATAATTTGGTTTTTGCTGACTCTGCGTAACTCGTCAAAATACTCTAAAGATGGCGCAACATCCCAATTCTCAATCTCTTTATGATTTTTGAATTTAAGATGCTGTCCGCCTCCTCTAGTTAGTTTGGTACCGAGTCCATAAGGCGGATCAACAATAGCCAAATCAAACGCACCATCCGGGAGGCTGCGCATGTACTCAATGCAGTCGATGTTCAGGAGCGTGGCGCTTCCGACCATTTCTTTGCGCGCGCTCATGCCGCCCTCACTTTCATCACCGCCTCAGCCTTCGCGCCGTAGCTCTTCCGCACTAGGCACTCGACAATCTGCTTGTCGTCCAGCCACACAACGCCGTTGCAGGCATCGGCAATGCCTTTCAGCACGTTATCGACGTCCGGCTTGCTGATCGGCCTGATCTCGCCCGACATGGCAGCGAGCTGCTTTTTGTTGCTCCACGATGCTGGCGGCGTGACGAACAGGTACAGCTCGATGGCCACAGCGCCATCAAGGGGCAGACGCTCACCCATTGCCTGCGCGGCGGCCAGCTTCACGAGGTTCTCGTAGCTGGCGGTCTTGTCATCCGTGTACGTCTGGACGAAATGCTTGGTGCGGCGGAAGCGTGGTCTTCCTTTGCCGTGTGGCGCGCCAGGGATGATGATGGTAATCATGCCGCCTCCCTTGGCTTCATGAACACCAGCCAGTGCGTGCCCGCCTTCTTGCCACTTGTGTTGCCGAACAGCGGCGCGTGCGGCGTCAGCGCCAGCACTTCCGAAAGCTTCACTTGTGTCTCGTTCCACTTGAAAACCAAAACGCCATCGCTGTCCAGCACGCGGAAGCATTCCGAGAATCCTTGGTGTAGATCGTCGCGCCAGTTCTCAGAGAGCTTCCCGTACTTCGCCGCCAGCCAGGAGCGCGGCCCAGCCTGCACCAAATGCGGGGGGTCGAACGCCACCAGCTTGAAAGATCCATCCGGGTACGGCAGTGCCCGAAAGTCCAGCGTCGTGTCCGGCTCAATGCGGATGGTGCGCAGTCCAGAGGCATTGCCGCGCGAGTTGTCCGTTACCGTCAGCGTCTCGGAGCGCTGATCTCCGAAAACAACGTCAGGGTGCTGGCGGTTAAACCACATCATTCGGCTTCCGCAGCAGGGATCGATCACCCGCTTACCAGTAATCACCTCGCTCATGCCGCACCGCCTTCCAGCGTGTACAGCGCCACCCGGCACTCTTCGTCGTAGCGGTTCTTGACCTTCTTCGTGCCGCTGACGATCTTGTGGCCCGCCACCTTCAAGTCCCAAATGCGAGCGCCTAGCCGGTATATGCCCAGCTCCGCCCACGCAGTCATTGGGTCAATGCTGCCGTGCTGCCGCAGGTACTCAATTAGTCTTTCCGTTTGTGTTGCCATTACTCACCGCCTTTCTGTTTTTGTTTTTGTTCCCACTGCCGCGCAAATTCTTCCTTGACCGCAGCGACTTCTTTACTCCCATACCTCTTGCTCCATCGATCCAGCCATGCGCGTCTAACATCCAGCCGCGGCTCATTCATCAGGAACCTGACTTTGCAGCATGTCCGGTTCATTTCGTACAGGCCGGAGTCGGATTCGCATAGGGCGCAGGTCATGCATCGCCATCCCTGGCCTCTTGAGCCGCGATCACATCCTCCACGGCAACAGCGAAGAACGGCTTTCCTGGCTTCTCGAGCATCGCCTTCATGCGCGCGATGTTTACGTCCGCCTGTTCCTTGCTGATCGTTGTCTTGCCCGGAGCTGGCAGTGCATCCATCCGCTGCGGCACTTCGTTCGGCAAATCGCCGCGCTTGATCTTCTCTCGCGCCATATCAACGGCGGCGGCCCAGCGTTTGCTGATGGCGCTGTACATGTGGCTCTGGATATCGTTTCCCAGCGTGGTGGATGCCCAATAGATCGCCGGGCTGCTCCATTTGTCCTTCCCAGTCTGCCGCAGGCGCTGCTGCTCGACGGCCTCGATGAAGGCGCGCTCGTAGTCCATCGCCGGCCGGCACGCCTTGATGAACTCGGGAAAGCTAGGCGGCCAATCGAACATTCGGCGGCACTGTGCGATTCCAACCCTGATTTCGTCCGGTGTCAGCCCTTCCTCGGCAAATGCATCTGCCCATGCCTCGCGCCAGTTCTGGATTGCATTGTCATCTGCAAAGGCTGCGCGCCAGCGGTTCGGGTAGTAGCCGTCGAGGCGGTTGAAGAGGTGATCCATTAGCGACAGCTCTTTGCTGTAGCCAGGAATCCGGCGCGGCTCCAGCCATGTGTTAGCTGATGTCGATAACGCGCCCATGCCCGCCCCCTTTCTGCGCATCCCACTCTGCCGCGTACTGCTTGTCGTTGACGTAGCGAACAGGGTCGAACTTCCCGGCACGCGACGATTGCGCGCTATTGTTTTTCGGCTCAAACAGGCCTTGCCAGCCGTTTGTGATGCTCGCCTCAATGACGGCGTTAACGTCATGGCCTCGGGCAATCCACTTGGACAGCATGACCAGCTGCTTGCGCATAGTGATTTCGGTGACGGTCAACTTGCGCTTGCGACGGTATTCAATCCATTCCGCCCACCTGGGGCCAGAAAGTCCGTCAGGTAAATCAAGTGCAGCCGGGTCGAAGCTGGCGCGCTTGTCGCGCCCTGTTTCTCCCAATCCCTTACCCAATCCCTTACCCGATCCCGATCCCAAACCCAAACCCAAACCCAAACCCAAACCCACGCCGCCATCTGCGGCGGATGGCGGGCATATGTCAGCGGGTTGCGCGCAGGTCGCTGACATGTTGGTTTTTGGCGGCTCCGGGTACTTTGCATGCGAGCGCTGGCGCTGATCCCAATTGAGGATTTGCAGGTACGGCTGCCCGCCGCTCTCGTAGCAAATGACAAGACCGAAATCGTCTCTGCCTGTTGCTGTTTCGAGTTCGTGAAGCCAAGCGGATATCTGGTCGCCGGTCACTTCCTTGAGTGGGAAGCATCGGGCGCGGAGAATTGCAGGCCGCGCGTCCATCCTTCCAAAGTCGTCAGAGACAACCAGTAGTCGGTAAAAGAACACCTCGGCTTGTGGTGATAGTGCGTTGATCTTCTCAGAGTCAACGATTCCCTCTTTAAGCAGGCGGTTTGGCATCATGTCCACCAGCTTTCTGGAGTCGGGTTGTGAGTGCCCATTTATTTTTTCTCCGTGTCTCTCCGTGTCGTTGTAGGAACCCAGCATGACAACCCACGGAGAAAGTCATCCGCCCTTGCAAAGGCGTGCTGGGCTTAAAAAACTGTTAACCGGCCTTGGCCTCTCTGAACCGGCGCGCATACGGGCAGTCGCGGCAAACCTCTGCGTTGTCCTCGCGCGGCATCAACGGCAGCCGGCCATCCGATGTTTTGTTCATCACGCCAGCCGCGACTTCCAGCTTCGCGGCAAACTCAGCCTTGATCGGGCGGAAGTATTTCTTACCCTCTGCCTGGCGCTGGTGCAGCGACAGCCGGTGCGATTCCGTGGCCTTTGCAAGCTGCTCCTGCTCTTCGCGGGTCGCTGCCTTCATCCATGCCTTCAAATTTGCCATATCGTAACCTCGTTTATAGTTTTGCGCTATTATAAGCACAATTGCAAATTATGCAAGCGCCTCCTTTGCGTTTGCGTTTTCGTTTAGAATGGATGCCGGGCAAATTGACAACCTGTTGACATAGGTTTCGTGTAATGGCAGACGTGCTCAAAATTCGCCTCGCGAACCTGCGGGCGCTGATCGAGCAGTGGGAAGGGACTGGCAACCTCGCGCGTAAGCTGGGCTACACCAACGCCTCGACGCTTGCGCAAATGGCCGGCCGGAACCCGAACCGCCCGATCACCGAAAAGATGGCGCGGAAGGTCGAGAAGGACTTAGACCTGCCCGCTGGCTGGATGGATGCGCCGCACCGCGTCACGGATGGCGTTGACCAGAATCAAGTCACGCAAGCCATTCAGGCGGTCGGCGCAGCACTACAGGACGCCGGCAAGAACATCGATCCGGCGAAGTTCGCGGAAATTGTTGCGCTTGTCTATGAGTACGCGCCGCCGGGCAAGTCGGTTGAGTTTGCCCAGCGGATCATCAAAATTGCCTAAGGAGAAGCGATGTACGACCTGGTGCGCCAACGGGCGCGGCAGATGATTCAAGCCGGCGAAGTCTGCCCGCCGTACTGCCCAATCAACAAGCCTGTGGCTTTTATCGCGATATTGACCTTTGCCCTGCAAATCGCTGAATTGATAGCCCACGCAATCATGCGGTGACGCCAAGCCGCCCAAGACAAGCCGCCTTCTGGCGGCTTTTTTTCGTCCTGAATGTTTAGAAATGTGCAAATAGTGGTTGCAAGGCGTTTAGATTTGTATATAATCCTGCATACGGCAGATGCAAGCGCCGCAAACTACAAGGAGAGAAACATGGATCAACTGAACACAATCATCACGGAGCTGCGTGGCATGCGGGAGGACGTAAGCGCCGCCCTGGCTACCACGAAGCAGGCAATAGACGCGGAAGAGTTGCTTGATGCAGCCCTGCCATTCGCCCAGCAGTACGACCTCGCCGCAATGGGCGACCTTGAGGGCTACGTGCCGGTGCAGATCACCGTCAGCGTTGGCCAGCTGCGTCGCCTGATCGCCGGCATTGCTTCAATCACTGAGTAAGGGGCGGCCATGAGCACACAAGTACAACCGAAAGATCAAAGCCCGGTCGCTCAATTCAGCAGCTTCATGGATCGGCTCAAGCCGCAGCTCGCGCGCGCCCTGCCGTCGCACATGAACGCAGACCGCATGACGCGCTTGGCGCTTACCCAATTCAGCACAACCCCAGCACTGCAGCAGTGCGACCCGAAGAGCATTGCTGGCGCGATTATGACCGCCGCGCAGCTCGGCTTAGAGCCGGGAATTAACGGGCAGGGCTACCTGATCCCTTACAAGGACACCTGCACATTCGTACCGGGCTGGAAGGGGCTTGTCGATCTGGTAGCCCGCAGCGGTCGCGCAACCGTCTGGACCGGTGCCGTGCGCATGGGTGACGAGTTCGAGTACCAGCTTGGCGATACGCCTTTCTGCAAACACAAGCCGGGCGACGAGGACGACGATGCGCCGTTCGCCTACGTCTATGCCATTGGCCGCGTGCGCGATGCAGCGATGCCGGTGATTGAGGTATGGAGCCGCGCGAAGGTGCTGAAGCACCTCAAGAAGTACAACAAGGTCGGCGACCGGCACTACGCCCTGAAGGACGAAAACAACTTGGAAATGTACGCCCGCAAAATCGCGCTGCTGCAGGTGCTGAAATACATGCCGTCGAGCATTGAGCTGTCGAACGCCATAACGGCCAGCCATGCCGCAGAAGAAGGGCGCGGCGTGACAATCGAGAACGGGATCATATTGGAAACGGGCGAGAAACTGCCAGACGATGCCGGGAAAAAGGAACTGCCAGCCTGCACGCCGGAACAGTTTGCTGAACTGACCAAAGAATGGGAGCCAATAGTCCGGTCAGGCAAGAAAAAGCCAGCCGCCGCACTGGGCGCAATGAAAACAAAATTCACGCTGACACAGGAGCAAGAATTCCAAGTCGATGCGTGGGCACAGGAGGGAAATTAACATGAAACAGCTCGATCTTATTCCAGGAACACCTGAATGGCACCAGCACCGTGCCACGCACTTTAACGCCAGCGATGCGCCTGCCATGCTGGGCATCAGCCCGCACAAGACGCGCACGCAGCTGCTGGACGAACTGAAAACCGGCATCGCGCCAGAAGTGGACGAGGCCCTCCAGCGCCGCTTCGACGACGGCCACCGCTTCGAGGCGCTGGCTCGTCCGCTGGCCGAGAAGATCATCGGGCGCGCGCTCTACCCGGTCGTCTGCAGCGAAGGCAAGCTGTCCGCCTCGTTTGACGGCCTGACCAGCGACGACAAGATCAACTTTGAACACAAGACGCTAAACAACGAACTGCGCGCATTCTTCGACAGCCTCGGCGACTATGAAACCGGCGTGCCGCCGGATATGTATCTGGCGCAGATCGAGCAGCAAGGCATGATCGCCGACTGCGAGCGCACCTTGTTCATGGCGAGCAAGTGGGATGAGGCGGGCGACCTCATTGAAGAGCGCCACTGCTGGGTCGAGCGAAACTACGACATGCGCCAGCGCTTAATGCAAGGCTGGACGCAGTTCGCTATCGACCTCGAAACGCACCAGCCCAAAGTCATCACCGAGCGCCCGCAGGCGCAGGTATCCATCGAACTGCCCACGCTGTTTGTGCATGCCCAGGGCGCAATCACCGACAGCAACATGGAAGAGTTTGGCCGCGCGCTCACCGCGAAGCTGGCCGAGGTGCGCGCCATCAAGCTGGAGACAGATCAGGACTTTAGCAACGCCAAGGAATCGGCCAAGCTGTTCCGCGACCAAGCGAAGAAGCTGAAACTCGCCAAGGAAGCCATGCTGGCGCAGACGGTCACCATCGGCGAGGCATCGCGCATGATCGACGCATGGTCTGAGGATCTGAACAAGACCGCCCTGCAGCTGGAGAAGGATGTTGAGCGCGAGGATTTGGCGAAAAAACGCACCATGACAGCCGAGGCAGATGTAGCTTTCGCTGCGCATGTGCAGGCGCTGGAGGCCGAGACGCGCCCAATCCTGTTGAATCTTAATCGCCCGAACTTCGCCGAGGCCATTAAAGGCAAGCGCAACTACACCAGCATGCACGACGCCATCCAGACGTTGCTGGCGCAGTGCAAGAGCCAGGCGGATGCCATTGCCCAGGACGTGCGCGCCAAGCTGGCATGGTGCAAGGAGCGTGCAGCAGGTTATAGCGCATTATTCCCTGACCTGCAGCAGATCATCGGCATGGATCGCATGGCATTTGAGGCGGTTATCGCAAATCGCATCCAGGTGCACAAGGAAGCCGAGGCCGAGAAGATGGCCGCCCAACTCGCCCGCATGGAAGCCGAAGCCAAAGCCAAGGCCGATCGCGAAGCTGCGGAAAAGATGGCAGCCGAGGAGCAGCGCATCCGGGCGGAAGAGCGCGCCAAGGCTGAGGAAGAGGCTGCAGCGCGGGCAGCAGCAGAAGCCGAAGCCAAGGCTAAGGCAGAAGCGGCCTTGCAAGCGCAGGAAAAGCCAGCGGCGCAGCCAGCCTCAGCGTCGATTACGGCAGTCAATGTGCAAGCCTCTTCAAACTTCCGCCCAACGCGCGAGGGAATGGCTGCCGTGATCGCCAATGCTTTCGGCGTCCAGCCAAGCACCGCAGAAATGTGGCTCCGCGAAGCATTCGCCGAAGTCGCAGCCTAATCAATCCACAACCACACAGGAGAACGAAGTAATGAACCCAGTAATCTTCAAAGAAATCCCCATGCAGCCAGTTGAAAGCAGCCAGATCGCCGCAATCGGCCATGACCCAGCGACCAACACCCTCGCCATCCAGTTCGCCGCGAAATCCGGAGCCGGCAGCGTGTACCACTACAGCAACTTCACCGCGGACGACTTCGTGGCTTTCAAGGCCGCTGAATCCATCGGCTCGCACTTCGGAAAGCACATTAAACCATGTGCTGATCGCTACCCGTTCGTGAAGGTTAAGGACGCGGTGCGCGAGGCGGAGTAATAGCAGTGCGCTGGCCTGCATAGGGCGGCCAGCGAGTACATCAGCCAACAAGGAGAACAACATGGCACTGGAACTAGAAGACAGCCTGGCAACGATCAAACACATCAACGCCAGAAAAGAAGGCAACGAGGACGACAAAGAACTGGCCGTCGATCTGAAACTGGAAATTGACGAGGCAGCCGTCGCTGTGCTGCCTCAGTTTGAGGCTTCCCTTCGCGGATTCATCTTCAATGGCGACACCGTTCGTTTCCCGCAGATGGACAAGGTGAAGTGGCAAGGCGAGCAGGTGAATATGGAAATTGAATTGTGCGGCTTCTCGTTCATCGATGTCCGCTTGTCGAAATTTGAGATTGAACCGTACATCGAGCCGAGAGGCACTGACCGCGATGACTACACAGACATCCAGCGGGTTCGCCTGACTTTAAGCGCGTCATTCAAGCCGCACGGCGGCGAGATTGCGACTATCGCCGAGCTGCTGGGCGAGCAGACAAAAATCACGATCCGCGCCCGCCAGAAAGAGCTGGACGTTTAAGACAACAAGAAAGAAAGGCAGACAAAGTTATGAACAAAGTCAAATATACAAACCAAAAAACGGGCGAACAGACAATGGTCAAAGTAACCCAGTGCAAGGCATCAATCGATTCGGCGTTTTATGACAAGCACCTCATTCCCGGCGTTACACTCGCGCACGCGAACCGACAATTGCTGCGCATAGGCTATATCCGATCTGGCCGTCGCTGCAGAAAGGGGGCGGCATGACCTGCGAAATCATAGAGCGCGACATGGCGCGCGACAGGGATGTCTTCACGGCCGAAGCCGCACAGATTCTGACAATCGCCTGTCATGGAGCATCACTTCGCGCTGGCTGGTGGAACGACCTGCAAACAGGCGAGGATATGCGCGGCAAGCGCAATGTCCCTGAGCTGCTGTGCCTGATCCATAGCGAGATCAGCGAGGCGATGGAAGGCCACCGCAAAGGGCTGATGGACGACAAGCTGCCGTATCGCCGGATGGTTGAGGTCGAGCTGGCTGATGCCGTCATCCGCATCTTCGACTTGGCCGGAGGCATGGGCTACGACGTGGCAGGGGCGATTGCCGACAAGCTGGCATTCAACGCACAGCGCGCCGACCATAAGCCGGAGAATCGCAGGGCCGAAGGCGGGAAGGCGTACTGACATGGGAGAGAAATCGAACATCGAATGGACGCGCTCCACATTCAACCCGTGGTGGGGTTGCACGAAGGTCAGCCCGGCCTGCGACAACTGCTATGCCGAAGCGACTGGTAACAGGTTCGGGACGCAGTGGGGCATCGCAGAGTCTCGTCGCTACTTTGGCGACAAGCACTGGAACGAGCCGCTTCGCTGGAACCGTAAGGCCGCCGAAGAGCAAGCGAAAGACCCGGCAGCCCAGTGGCGCGTGTTCTGCGCCAGCATGGCGGATGTTTTCGACAACGAGGTGCAGCAGGAACACCGCGAACGCCTGTGGAAGTTAATCGACGACACGCCGCACCTGACATGGTTGATTCTTACCAAACGCATCAGCAATGTAGGTCGGATGATTCCCGATCGCTGGTCGGTGTCGCTGCCGTCCAATGTTTGGCTTGGGATCAGCGTCGTCAATCAGGAGGAAGCTGACCGCGACATTCAGAAGTTGCTGCGTGTGAAGGCGCGCGTTCGCTGGCTGTCAATGGAGCCGCTGCTTGGGCCGGTTGATCTGAGCCGGTGGCTTGACATCATCCAGTACGAGGATGGTGCCGAATGGATGCGCCGCAACATCGGGCACTTGCACGACATGCTCGACTGGGTTGTTGTCGGAGGCGAGAGCGGCCACAACGCTCGCCCGATGCATCCAGATTGGGCGAGAAGCCTGCGCGATCAGTGTGCGGCGGCCGGCGTGCCGTTCCTGTTCAAGCAATGGGGCGAGTGGGCGCCCGCGGAGCGCGACAGTGGCGCCATTACCATGCCAGGACAGAACGGGGAATGGTTCGCGTGGCCCGGAGGAACGGCTGATGGTTGGCGTGACGGCGAAGTTTCGCGCCGATTCAGCAAGAAAGCCGCCGGCCGCCTGCTCGATGGCGTGCGGCACGACGGCTATCCAGAGGTAATGCCATGACAATTACCTGCGACTATTGCCATCGCCCGGCAAAGCTGGTCAACGGGTCTGTGCTGTATCCGCATCGCCATGACCTCGTTGGCAAAAAGTTCTGGCACTGCGCGAACTGCAATGCATGGGTCGGATGCCACCCCCGCAGCAGAAAGCACAATCAGGACGGCACGGAGCCGCTTGGCCGCCTGGCAAATGCCGAGCTGCGCAAGTGGAAGCAAGCAGCACATGCAGCGTTTGATCCGCTGTGGAAGTCAGGCGATATGACCAGAACAGAGGCCTATGCATGGCTGGCGGATGCGCTCGGGGTATCGGTCGCGAATATGCACATCGGGATGCTGGACGTGGACGGGTGCCACGCCGTAATTGCGGCAATTAATGGAAGGGAAACAGTATGTCAGTGAATAAAGTAATCCTCGTCGGGAGGCTGGGCAAAGACCCGGAAACCAGGTACATGACCAATGGCGAGGCGGTTACCAACGCTACGCTTGCAACATCGGAAAACTGGAAAGACAAATCCGGCGAGAAGCAAGAGAAAACCGAGTGGCATAACCTAGTGTTCTACCGCCGCCTGGCCGAGGTTGCTGGCGAGTACCTGAAAAAAGGCTCGCAGGTCTACATCGAAGGCAAGCTGCAAACGCGCAAATGGCAGACCAAGGAAGGCCAGGATCGCTACACCACCGAGATCATCGTCAACGAGATGCAGATGCTGGGCAGCAAGTCCGGCGGCGATCATCAAGATCAAGGCTCTGACTCTAGCGCACCGCAGGCTCGCAAACCCGCGACAGCAGGGAAGCCAGCTCCGGCACGCACGGGCAACTTCGACAACTTTGACGATGATATCCCGTTCCAAGACCCGTATAAATTCTCATGGCGGGTCGTGTAATGCCCACCCTCGCTGACATCTTCATCCCGCCAATACCAGCGCACTGGCCCAAGCCGCAAGTCGTGGCGCATCAGAGAATCCTGCAGAAAAAAACGGTAACGGTGAATGAAAGCTATGCACGCAACGCGTCCAAGCCTTGTTCGAAATGCGGGCATCCCAAGCGTCACACGACGAAAAACGGGAACGTGCAAGGCACATTGTGCACGGATTGCCACAGAGCCAAGAATGCAGCAAAGAGTGCGAAAAAACGAAAGGAACTACTGAAATGAGTTTAGTGCTCGAAGCCTTCGTGTTCGACAAATACGGGGCGCGGCTGAATATGGATCAGCTGGCCAAAGCGCTCGGCATTGCGAAAAACACAATTTACAACCAGGTGGGGGCGGGAACGTTCCCGGTTAAAACATATCTCGATGGCGGCAAGCGGTATGCGGATTTCCGCGATGTTGCTGAGCATCTTGAATCATGCAGGGAGGGAGCAACATGAGCACATACGAAGCCGGAGCGAACGAAGCGCAGCGTAGTGAGGAGCCCGGCTCGGCCGCAGGGCTATGCCCGGCTTGCAACGGAAACGATGGAAGCGCTCCTTGTCTATACCCATCGGAAGGAAAGCAAGGATGCCTTCGTGATGCGCGTCTGGATAAGAAACGAATCTTGGTAGTTGGCGCGGGGAAGCGGAGTGTAGCGATTGCCGCTGCGCTGATTGCGGCCGGCGCCGACGTTGTGCAAGCGAACGAGCTCCCGATTACCCGAAAACCGGAGATAACCCGAGCGTGGCTCGATGAGCTTACTCCGCTTGGATGTGTTGATGATAAACGCCAGGCACATGGGCCGCAGCAGAAATACCGAAGCGGAAAGGTGCGTCGCTAGTGACACCCAACGCAAAAGTAAACGGCGGCGCTTCCGCAGAAAGGTAGGATGAAATGGGGCCGGATGTAGAACAACCGAACTACAAAGAACACGCAGATTGGCAGTCCCGCTTGAATGATGAGCTCGCCGTCATGCTTGAAAAAATGGAGCGGGAGGCGTTTGAAAAGTGGTGGCGAATGGAAGGCACGTTTTGCGACAATCCATTCACCTCTAAAAAAGAGACTGCTCTTGAGTCCTGGAAAGCGCGAGGGGTACTTAATAAGCCGTGTCGCGGGGTTGAGCATCATGGGTGCAACTACTTAGCACCATGCGGGTCAATCTGCAATAAATGCGGTCAAGCGGTGTGATGGCGATCACTCTTTGTGAGGAATGTTTCCCAGAATACCAGAGGCACGAGGTTTATACGATGGTTCCGCTTGGCCCATGCGTGGAGTGCGGAAGATACGATGCGCGATACAAACAATGGGTGCGTTCTAACTTATTCCCAAGCGATCCGCGCGCCATAAAAACTGATAGCACCGCGACGCCCGGCGATGTAATTCAGGTACCGCGCAGCGGTCCCGCCGAAATGTAGGGTTTGGCGGCGACCCTAGACAGCCGCAGGAGAAAAACGATGACTAAGAAAGTGATGATTTGCGGCGTGGATTGCATACCAGGTGATGCGCACTGCAACAACTATTGCAATCACGACGTGCGTAAGCCGATGGCCGATCATCCGCCTCGTGCGACCCCTGAACAGCAATTGGAATCTGCTCGACGAATAGCGCACGAGAAGCTGCGTGAGGCTGAGAAGGCATGGCACGAGTTCTTCGTAGAGTGTCCAGTTGGCGATGAGCGGGTTTGGGCTGGCGAGGTATTCGACAGAATTCGACACGCGACGGCAAGATGACAACACATAGTCCGGCTTCACCGCCGGGCTAGGCGGTTTTAAACTGGAGGAACTATGCGAAAGAGGCTCAGAACACCAAAAGCGAAAGACGGGGAACTGCTCGTCAAGTACGGGAAAGAGTACGGCGACGAGGACTTGTTTTACTGCTACCCGGACAACGAATGCGGGATGAAGCGCGACAGCAGGATGCTTGCAATTGCTTTCGAGCGCACCGTGTTGTTCCCCGAAGACGGACGGACTTTGCGGCAGGAACTCGAGGCAAGAGGGTACGACATTACAACGTTGAAATTTTCAGTGATGAAGAAAGTGACCGACACAGAAACAACCGGCCTTGCGCCGAGAAAGGATGAGCTATGAAGTCGCTGATGCGAAGAGAATTTGAAAAATGGCACGGCTTTGAGGTGTGCGACGATATGGACATCCAGACATCCGTCGCATGGGACAACTGGAAGGTGGCATGGAAGGCCGCGATGAAACACGCAAAAGTGGCAGCTGAAGGCAATGCAAGCCCATGCCCGACATGCGAAGCGCTGGCCCGCGCCGTGATGATGGATCAGACGGGCCGCGCATGAGATTGGCATGCGGCCCCGCCAAAATTACGCCAATCGCGCACAAGCGCCTGATTGCATTGAAAATCTGCTGCCTCTTCTCGGCACCAGCAGCGCTCCGCGCCCCAGTAAATCCCCGTAGAATCAACACCAGATTCACCCTATAATCACCGGGAACCCCCGCCCCCACTACGCCACCAGCCCGCCACAAATTCCGCCAATGGCAAGCTTCAGAAAGCGCGGGAACACTTGGCGGGTAGAAGTTGCCAAAGGCGGAGGCCGGCAGTCCGCTACATTCCCCACGAAGGCAGCCGCGCAGGTTTGGGCTGCAAAAATCGAGGCGGAGATTCTAGCCGGGAAGCTCGGCCAAGTCCCCGACAAAACGTTCGGGGATCTCCTTAAGCGCTACGCCGACACGGTATCACCCAAAAAGCGCGGCTCTCGCTGGGAGCGCGTCAAAATTGGCCTTCTGTGCCGCGACAGCATCGCCGCTGTCCGCCTTTCCGATCTATCCCCGCCTCACTTCGCTGAATGGCGCGACAGGCGCTTGCGCGCGGTCACAGCAGGCACTGTGCGCCGGGAATGGACGCTGCTTTCGCACGCCTGCTCGATTGCCAAAAAGGAATGGCACTGGCTGAAATTGCACCCGATGGAGGATGTCAGCCGCCCGCCCCCGCCAAAGCCGCGCAGCCGGGTTATTTCCGACAGTGAGATAGATGCCATCCTGTACGCGCTTGGGCAGGATTACAGCACGGTTACCGGCCGCGTCGGCGCTGCTTTCCTGTTTGCCATCGAGACGGCGATGCGCGCCGGCGAAATCTGCGGCCTGCGCTGGCAGGATATTGCCGGCAGGGTGGCCCACCTGCCGCTGACGAAAAACGGCAGCGAGCGCCGCGTCCCGTTATCCAGCAAGGCCATGGAAATCGTTGCCAGGCTACGCGGCGATCACGCGCCCGCCGCTGGCGACCTGATATTTGCCATCACCCCGGCGCAGATTGACGCGCTGTTCCGTAAAGCCAAGGCCCGCGCAATGCTGGCAGGCTTCACGTTCCACGACACCCGCCGCACCGCCCTTACCAGGCTATCAAAGCGCTTCACCGTGATGGAGCTGGCAAAAGTGTCCGGCCACCGCGACCTGCGCATTCTGCAGGCTGTCTATTACCAGCCTGATATTGAAGAGCTGGCCGACAAGCTAGCCTGACCATCCAGTAGTCGACCATCCGGCGATCTCCCCCGCCCGTCCGGGCGTTTGCGGGGTTTTTACACTTTTGCAATATTTCGCTTGCACTTCGTTTGCAGTTTTGCTAAAGTTCGCGCCGTAGCATGACAACAGCATAACCAAACAACAACCCGGGAGACGAACATGCTTATCATCAGCGAAACAAAAAACGGCAGCGCATACCCTTACAGCGCCTTCATCTGCAACGACGAAGCGGACTTTATCAACCGCATCAACGCGCAGGCATATCAAGACCGGAGCGAATCAGCCGGCGAAATTGGAACAGTTCAGCAAGCTATCGAATATCTTGACGAGAAGCACGCACAACGCACCGAAGTAATTCATGAGCTTGGATACTGCGAAGGCATGGGCGACAAGGTTGATGCCTGCGCCCGCAAAATCGGCTGGCTGGTTGACGAGGAATAAGTCACAGCATTACCGCGGCATACCAAAAAAAACAACAAAGGAGAAAACCATGAACGCAGAACATACACCAGGGCCTTGGCAAAGAGACAGAGCAAGCGGACTTAAATGTGATGTCCGCGCAGAGAATGGCAGAAAAGTCGCTCTTACTTGGGGGCTTGGCTGTGGAGACAACTACAGAGAAAAATACCGCGCAGAGTGCGATGCAAATGCTCACCTCATCGCCGCCGCGCCTGAGTTGCTTGAGGCGATGGAATCTGCGCGCCGTGATTACATAGACAAGCATGGCATTGCAATACCCGAAGAACAAGGCAACTACCCGCTACTTGTGAAAATGAATTCCGCCATCGCCAAAGCCAAGGGAGACAACAAATGAAAACCGCAATCATCGCCGCAATACTTGCCATTCTTCCAGCCTTCGGGCTAGCCGATGAGTTGGCCGT